GGCCTGGTCAATGGCATCACCAACATGGCCGGATCTCTCAAAGACAGCGTCATAGGCGTCGGCTCATCGGTCAAAGGGTGGTTCACCGAGACCCTCGGCATTCAGTCGCCGAGCCGGGTGTTCATGGGATACGGCGCAAACATCAGTGAAGGCGCGGCCATCGGGATCAGCTCTCATGCAGGCCTGGTACGCAAGGCCGCGCTGGGCATGGCAGCACAATCGAAAGTCGATTTGCTGCCGCCTGACCCGGCAGCAGTCTCCAGGGCCAGCATGATGGGCAACGGTGGAGGCGCCATTCCTGGTGGGGCACCAGCTGCTGGCGGTCAGTCCGTCTTCAACTTCTCGCCTCAGATCAATGTGCCTGGCGGCGGCCCAGGTGTGCGTGATCAGGTCAACCAGGCGCTGCAGGCTGGCTATGCCGAGTTTGTACGGTTCATGGAGCGTTACGAGTACGACAAGCAACGCCGCAGCTATGGGCCTGCAGGCGGAGGTTCCGCCTGATGTTCGCGATCCTGGGTGAGATTGAATTTACCGTTGCCGGTGGCATCAGCGGCATGGAACGGCGTGGATCGGCTGATTGGGCGGAACACACACGCATCCAGGGCAAACCCCTACTGGAGTGGATCGGTGAGGGGTTGGATGAATGCAACCTGACAATCGAGCTGCATCCTGTTCTAGGCGATCCCGAGGCGCGGCTCCGGGCCTTGCATCTGGCTAAGAAGAAGCATGAGCCCCTGGCGCTCGTGATGGGGAGCGGCGAGTACTTGGGGCCGTATGTCATCGTCGACCTCAACAACGTCATCCGCCGCGCTACGGCCGTAGGCCAGATCAGGTCGGCCTCGGTCCAAGTAAGCCTGAAGGAGTACACGGGGGCGTTTACTCGCAAGGTTCTTCGTCCTGGTCTGCTCGATCCGGCGGTCAGTGGAACTTCAGCGGCAGTAATAGGTTCTCCTGGGCTCATCTCGCGGATGCTGCCATCGCCCAGCACAACCCAACTGGTGATCGGGCACGCGAAAACTGCCGGTAACGTGCTGAAGGCCGGTCAGAACCTTTATGAGACGGTCAAAAGCGGTAATGCCTCGATGATCCTTGGCCAAGTCCCCCAGTTGCTGGGCGTGACCGCTCGGGCAATCGAGCCACTGCAGGGACTCAAGGACGCGGCTGGCCTGCTCGATGACGGCTCCGACCTGTCGCGGCTGGGCGAGGACGTGCTGGCCAGCGTCATGGGCGCCCGCTCAAGCCTTGACCCGGTCGACCTGGGCAACATCGTTGACCGGTTCGAGGCCTCCCAAGAGTCGCTTGAGCAGGCGCTGAGCAAGATGGGCGGCGCCAGCACGCGGCTGTCGGAGTTGGCCGCACAAGTCCTCACGAGGAAGGCATGATGCTTCTTGTCCATGTCACCACTGAGGGAGAACGCTGGGATCAATTGGCTTGGCACTATTACGGTGACGCTCACCGCTATTTACCGATCGTTGAGGCGAATCCTCATGTGCCGATCACGGCTGCTTTGCCTGCAGGCTTGAGCTTGGCCATCCCAATCCTTGAACCCGAACCTGCAGCGGAGGATCTACCGCCATGGATGCGATAACACCCGCACAGGTGCCCGAGGCGCGCTTCGTGCTGACCTACCAGCAACGCAACATCACGCGGAACATCAGTGACCACCTGTTATCACTGACTTACCAGGACTTCCTGACTGGCGAAGCCGACAACCTTGATGTCGAGCTTGAAGACTCTGAGGGCAAGTGGCGAGACGCTTGGTATCCGGGACACGGCGATACCTTGGCGCTGTCCATCGGATGGGCTGGGCAGCCTCTACGAACCGTTGGCCGGTTTGAGATCGACGGTATCGAGCTGCGTTGCCCGCCCTCGACGATCACCATTCGTGCCCTGGGCACGGGCATTAACAGCCCTTTGCGCACGCCGGAACACAAGGCCTACGAGAACACCACTTTGGATGCAGTGGCCAAGCAGGTCGCCACACGCCAGGGGCTGGTCCTGGTGGGCAGCATCGAGCCGATCAAACTCGACCGCCTGACGCAGCAAGAGTCGGACCTGGTCTTTCTGCGCCAGCTGGCCGAGGAATATGACTATGCCTTCAAAGTCACCGGCAACAAGATGGTGTTTCACGCCATCAGTGAACTGGCCAGAGGTGCGCCAGTGGCCACTCAAGTCCTCGGCGACCTGGCCAACGTCAACCTACGGGACCAGATCCGCGACATTCCCAAAGCCGTGAAGGTCAAACACAAAGACCCCGCGCAAAAAAAGCTGGTCGCCTACGACATCGTCAACGGCGAGACCGTCGCGGTCCCCAGCAGCGCCAGTAAGACCACGACCAGCGGCGACACCAAGAAGAAGCGCAAGCGCACCGCCTCGGCCGAAGAGGCCAAGGCAAAAGCCAAGGCTGAGCTGGCCAAGGCAACCGCGAGCGTACAAAGGGCAGTTGGACGGCAATGGGTCGACCTAACCTGGTTAGCGGGAACATCGTCACCCTGGCAGCCGCAGGCAAACTTGGAGGCAACTACCTGATCACATCCGCTCGCCATGAAATGACTCGCAGCGGCGGCTACATCGTTGACATGGAGTCGTGCCGGATCTCGGCGCCCTCGATCTCCATGACGCTAGAAAACACCAAGCCTGACCTGGCGCTTTCGACCTACGGCATCGAGCGCGAGGTGGTGGCCTGATGGGCGTTGAACTGGAGTACGGCGAAGTCAGTGCCGTGGACTACGTGACCTGCCGTATCCGGGTGCGCCTGGATGAGCGCGATGGTGTCGAGAGTTATTGGCTCAACGTACCCCAGCGCAACACACAGGGCACCAAGCGCCGTCCGTTGATGCCCGAGCTTGGTGAGCAGGTTGCGGTGTTGCTCGATGCCGATGGCGTGGGTGGTGTGTGCCTGGGCGGGGTCTATTCAACAGCAGAACCGCCGCCCGTTGTCGATGAGGACACGGACTATGTACGTTTCAGCGACGGGACTGTCTCGACCTACGACCGTGCGGCTGGGGTCATGACGCTGGACTGTGTGGGGGCTTTGCTTGTGAAGTGCGGGCGGAATATCACGGTTGAAGCTGGGGAACCGGTGGTAGTCAGGGCGCCTGCAGCGACATTAGATATCCCGCAGGTCACGCTGAATGGAAACCTGCAGATGAAGGGCGATCTGCAGGTCAATGGCAACGTCACCGCCAGTGGAGTGGTCATGGACGCAGGTGGAAACTCGAACCACCATAGTCACTAAATAATATTTCGGCGCTTTGTTGCTGGTGTTAAAGCCCTAACTGCTTCCAGTTCTTTTTCTTCAGTGATGCAATAACGAACAGTCATATTCAATAGTGTAAAAAGCGCCAGCGCGACCTCAGGGGTGTCATTAAGATTCACGGTTCCCGGATGCACGGACTCATTCCCGAAGATTCTAATGGTGTCAAACGCCTTTAGAACTCGACTCGGAAGTCCTTTTTCTACGAGTTCACCAATTTGCGTGTGGATGTCTCCTTTCTTACCTAGAAGCTGCTGACAGAGCTTTTGTACGCATAACCTGAGCAACGCCGCAGAAGCACGTGGTGAGTGGTTAAAAATCAACCTAGCCTCTTCGAAGTCTATTTTTATGTCGTCAGGCATATCCTCTTCTGCAGCTGGAGCGGTAGAGGCACTCGGATAAATTAGGTAGCCCGTACCTCCGATTAGTACTGATAGTGGATTCGTGGCAGATTTGTCATCACCAATCCACACACCAGGCCGACTGCAAGCACTGCAGAACGACATTGATACCGGTGAGTATTCATCAGGGTTCACCAGTAGATGCCTCCATTGCATCGCGGAAAAAGCACCGCAATGAGGGCATCTGAAGCTCTGTTTTTTATAGCCGGGGGTTGTATCACTCTGTTTCATACGATCCTTCGAAATAGTTGAACATCAGTCTTATTTAACCTGAATGCATCTTTAATCTCGATCAAAAGCTTACTGCCTCCGATCTCTCCAACATGGGTGCATGACCACGCCCATTCCTTATACCAGCATCACCGCCGCCCACTGGCAACCCGCCCTCGGTACTTCCGGCGAGGTGGTCGAGGGCCTGCGTGACATCGACCAGGCGATCCGCATCATCCTGACCACCCCCAAGGGCAGTGATGCACACCGGCCAGAGTTCGGCAGCAACATCCATCTGTACATCGACTGGCCTGTCAATCGCGTGACTCCGCACCTGGTGCGCGAGGCGGTTGATTCGATTCGCCAGTGGGAGCCACGGGTTTCCGTAGTCCAGGTACAGGTAGCCATTGAGGGCTCGCAGGTGACTTTGCGGGTTCAATGGCGTGTTGCGGATGGTGTCACCCAGTTGACCGAGGTGCCCTATGCGCGAGCTGCCTAAACCGGTGTTCGTCGAGATCGATCCGGCCGCCAACGAAGCGGACTTGATTGCTCGATACGAGGGCAAGACAGGAAAGACTCTGTATCCCGCGCAAGTGGAGCGACTGTTTATCGACCAGGTCGCTTATGCCCAGACACGCCTGCAGTTGGCTATTCAGAGCGCTGGCGAGCAGCTCCTGGTGCGTTATGCCAAGGCCCCGATACTCGATTACCTTGGCGAATTGGTGGCGACCCCAAGGCTGTTGGCCGTTCCCGCCCGCTGCCCCTTGCAGTTCCGTATGCCGACTGCCGTGCAGCAGCCCCTGCTGATACCGGCAGGCACCCGCGTCAGCACCCAGGACGCCAAGCTTTCATTCCTGACAGACCAGGATGCCCTCATCCTGACCGGGCAAACGCAGACCAGCGTGACGGCGACCTGTTTGACTGCCGGTGTCCTCGGCAACGGGTGGGCTGTCGGCCAGATCAGCAGCATTGCCAACCCACCTGCAGCCGGTCTGATCGCTACCAACACCAGCGTCACTGCAGACGGCGCAGAGGACGAGGACGATGACCGCTATCGCGAGCGGATCATTCTCGCCCCGGAGGCATTCAGCAATGCGGGTAGTCGTGGTGCTTATCGCTACCACGCGCTGGCAGTACACCAGTCCATCATTGATGTCGCCGTGCATGGGCCAGACGAAGGTCAGCCTGATGGGCACGTTGCACTGTTTCCGCTGACCAGTACCGGCTTGCCCTCAGTGGACTTGCTGCAGCGTGTCAAAAGTCAGGTCAGTGGCGAGAAAGTACGTCCGCTGTGCGACACCGTGCATACCTACGCACCCACCGAGGTCGCCTACGAGATCAAGGCGCGCATCACCTTCTATGACTCTGCAAGTCGTGAAGGCGCTATGAAGATGGCCCAAGCTGCAGCGCAAGCCTACGCCGTTGAACGACGTGCAGGCCTTGGACGTGATCTTGTCCAGGAGCAACTCACCGCGCTGCTGCAGGTGAATGGTGTGTATCGAGCAGACGTTGAGCTTCCAAGCGCTGTACGCGAGCTGCAGGGGCACGAGTGGGCAAACTGCACCTCTATTCAGCTGTTGGATGCAGGGTTCGTCTATGGCTAACCATCAGCTGCCACCGGCACTGGCCGGTGATGAGCGTTTTGCAGTGCTCTGCGAATTACTCGACGAAACGCTTGAGGGCCTCGATCTCAATGTCATGTTGGTTTACCTGGTCGACTTGGTGAAGCCTGGATTGCTGCCAAATCTGGCAGATCAGTTTTCCCTGCTCGATGAAGCGGCCTGGCAACTGGCCGAGTCCGACGAAGCCAAGCGCAACCTGGTCAAGAACGCCGCCCAGCTGCATCGATACAAGGGCCCCCCTGGGCTGTGCGAGAGGTCATTCGCTTGCTTGGCTTCGGCGAGGTAACGCTCCAGGAAGGAATGAACAACCGTCTGCGTGATGGATCGATCACCCGAAATGGCGACTACGTCCATGGCGATCCCTCGGCTTGGGCCCTTTATCGCGTTGTGCTTCAGCGCGCCATAACCAACGACCAGGCTGCGCTCCTGCGCCGCCTTCTTCTTTCCGTAGCGCCCGCCCGCTGCCGCCTGGTGACCCTCGACTATCAGTCTGTCGCGATCCGGCACAACGGCGTTGCGCGTCGCGATGGCCAATACAACCATGGGAGCAGCTAATGGCCGATCTACCCGAGTCCAATGAGTGGACAACTGGCATCTATCAACTCGAAACCTCAGACCCTGTCCTCGGCGGCCCTGAAGGCATCGACAACCTGCAGGCCAAACAGCTTGCGAACCGTACACGTTGGCTCAAGGACAAGGCAGACTCGCTGAGCATCTCCCTTGCCGGGAAAGCCGGGAAAGCAACAACCCTCGGCGGCTACGGCATCACTGATGCGTTCACCAAGCCCGAAGCCACTTCGGCTATTCAGCAGGCTATTGCAAGCTTGGTGGCATCATCACCTGCCGCACTCGACACATTAAAAGAGCTGGCTGACGCGCTGGGCAATGATCCGAACTTTGCCACTACGATGACTAATGCGCTTGCTGGCAAAGCAGGAAAGGCAACCACTCTGGGCGGCTATGGCATCACCGATGCGCTCACCAAGCCCGAAACCGCTGCCGCGATCCAGCAGGCGATAGCAAGCTTGGTAGCATCATCACCTTCGGCGCTCGACACACTAAAAGAGTTGGCTGATGCTCTGGGTAATGACCCGAATTTTGCTACCACGATGACTAACGCCCTGGCGGGGAAGGCCAGCAAAGCAACCACTCTCGCGGGGTATGGCATTACCGACGCCTACACAAAATCGGTGTCGTACACCAGGGCGGAGGTAGATGCGTTGCTGAAGAACCTGTCAGCGCTGCCTGTCGGGGCCATGGTGCCGTTTCCAAAGGGGACTGTGCCAGCGGGCTTTCTTGAGATCGATGGCAGCGTGCAGAGCGCTGCCACCTTCCCGGACCTTGCAGACTACCTCGGAACTACATTCAACAGGGGCGACGAGGGCGCCGGAAACTTCCGGTTGCCGGAATCACGGGGCGAGTTTTTTCGCGGTTGGGACCATGGGCGTGGCGCAGATGCTGGTCGTGCGGTGGGTACTTGGCAAAAGGCGACGTTGATAGCCGTCGATGCGGTGAATGCCAACGGTAGCGCTGTTCAGGCCTCAAGTACGGCATTCAAGTTGAACGCGGATGGAGGTGGCAGCGGACAACTGCCTGTAGGTGGCGATGCAGTAAATGCTGCGACTTATCCTGGTGCTGGGCTATCCGTTTCTGGTGATGTCGCGGGATCGAGCTACATAAACGCCGATGGGGTGTTTGCGGCCGGGAATCTTGTTGGCGCCCGACCGCGCAACCTCGCGGTGATCTGGTGCATCAAGGCTTGGAACGCACCGATCAATCAGGGAAGCATTGATATTCAGGAGCTGGCGGCGCTGGCGACACAAGCGACGGAGATCAAACTCGGAACGGCAAAGATTGCCACGCAGACCCTGACCGATAGCGGCACCAATGACGCGACAATCGTCACGCCGGCCAAGCTCAAATTCGGTTTTTCCGCCACGTTCGCAACCACCGGCTGGATACGTCTTCCAAGTTGGCTGGGTGGTTTAACCCTCAGTTGGCAGCAGGTGACGGCATCCTCCGCAGGTCTGACAGTGGCGCTTCCGATTGCCGTGGCCAACAAATTTCTGG